ATCCGGTAAGTCGCCGTGTTCGTACTCAACATCACTGACGCTCATGTTGTCTATGTCGTCACTGGACGCACGATCTTCGACATTATAAAAAAATGTTTCTGCTTCAAACCCACATCTCACAGGTGCGTCTAATCCTTGTTGTGCTATCTCTTTTTTGTTGAAGTTTATTTCGAATAATGCTGGATTGGCTTCTTTTAGTAATTTAGATCTTTTTTTGAACTTTGTTAAATTTTTTTTACCAGTTAATTTTTTTAATATTTTTTTAGCAAGTGTACTTTCGTCAATGTCCATGTCGTTTGCTTTTTTAAGTATGTTTGCTAATTGGTTTCTCAATGCAGGAGTTTGCATTGCTTTTGTTAATTGTACATCAATTGGTAATTTTGATTGTAATTGCTGTGGTGTTGGCTTGTCGCCTTGTATGGCCTTGTTTATACCTTTTGCGGCCATTTTAGGATTTTGTATAGGTTGGCCTAACTTGGCTCCTAGTGCCTTAAAACCTTTTGCTACTTCTTTTTCTTGGTCAGGTGTGAATGGCTCCAATTCCATTTCATCGTCATTTTTATTTGACTGTTTTGCGTTGGAATTTGGGTCTTGTATTCCTTTGTTATATTCGTATAAGTCTGCTAGTTTCATCTTCTTCTGTTAAGCCTTGCAACTCTTTTGCTAACTGGATTACGTCTTTTTGTTCTTGCGGCTCTCCTTGCCATCCTTCTGCCCATTTTTGCTCTGGTCTTCTTGAGCGTCATACGTTTTTTTAAGTTGATTGGTTTCGAGCATTGGCCTGCATTAGACACCATTCTGCCTTTTCGTGGACCACTGGTACATCTGACCTTACGAACAATCTTACTGCCTCGTTTGGCCCAGACCATTTTGGCCTCCATTACTCCTTCTACTTCAACTATTCTCATTTTAAAATAACTTAAATATTAATGCGATTATCAAACTTGACATTGTTGCAAATACACCTGCCATAATACCTACAAGCCAATTCTCTATTTTAGCAAAATGATCTTTTACTTCGACTTTGAATTCTTTTATTTCTGTTGTGACTTGCTCTATTCTCAGCATGTCAGCAATAACTTGTGATTTTAAATCTGGTTCATTAGCATACAACTGTTCTGCTGGTTTGCTATCTAATTTTTTGTCTGCCATTATAATACATCCTGTTTAGAAAATTCAGTATTTACTGAACTTTTTGTATCAACTGTACCGCCGTTTAAGACAATACCGTTTAATTCTTCTTTCAGTGTGTCTAATGTGTGAGCACCTAGTCTCTCAAATGCAAATTTAAATACCCAACCTGCACCTGTTAATGTTGGTGCACCGTAATCATCAAGTCCTGCCGAAACTCCGTCGACTGCAATTGGTGTATTCATCAGCATTGGCTGTGCTCTCAAACTTATTACCTGTACTAAACTTTCAAAATCTTTTTGTGTATCGTCTGTAAAATCGTCTGTGGCAGTTATGTCTATGTCGGTGAACAAAGTAAAAAATTCTACATCTCCTGTGAGTACCTCACTTGATGTTAGAAGTCCACCTGATCTTGTTTGTGCCATATGTGTCTCCTGTCACTGTTATAAGCATATTTATCATTTTCTCAGTTTATTTGATAGTATTTTAAAAAGTCAAAAAAAACCCCCTTAAAAAAGGGGGTTAAAATATCTAAATTTTAAGTTTTGTTATTAGCCTGAGAATGTTGCCACTACTGCTGTTACGTTAGCGAATGCTAAAACGTCTGAAGCATCTAATGTAGTTTGAACTGCTAAATTTGTTGTTGAAACGTCAACACCTGCAATAGATCCACCTGCTGAACACTGAGCGATCGCTAAATCTAAATCGTCATATGTTACGATATGTGTTTGTGAACCTAATCCGTTACCTTCACCTGCTGATGCTGGGTTTGCCTCTAATCTTACTAATGCCATTATTGGTCTCCTAATTCTTAATTGTGTTATAAAAGTATGATTTTTAAAACTTTATAACTTTGGTTACTTTTATTTATCAAAGATTATTGATTTTTTGGGGTTTTGAAATTGAAAATTATTGGATTTTTTACTTTCCAGACAGTAAATCTTTAAATTTATATCGTAAATTAGCCATTGTATCGCTTGGATTTCGGATATAAGATGCTACTGTGTTTCTTGCTTTTGAAAGACCTTTTTTAATGCCAAAACTAGGTAATATTGAGTCGTATTCTGCATCAGGATCAAATGCAGGATTACCATAGTATTTTTGATGTCTTAATTTTCTACCGTCGCTACCAGTTCTAACACCATCGCTGTCAGTGTCTTTGGTGTTTAATCCTCTACGTGATGTACCTTTTAGTGCGGCTGTTCTTGCTTTGGCTCTTAACTCAGCATCACTAGGGCCGTCTTTTTTACGAGGCTCTTCCCTTCTGCTTATTTGATCTTTTTGTGACGTGCCTCTTACATCGGCATCAGTAGTACCTTTATCAGGTACATTTTTTAAATCTCCCACTTCTACATCTGTTCCAACTGCCTGCCCCATATCGCGACCATATGTAGATGTATCAGTACCAACACCCTGTATTCTTCGCTGAATATGGATATCTCGCATCTGTTTCATTGCATCTTTTTGTGCTTGACTGATTTCTTGGATTATTACTTCGTCGATTCTCATAATACTATTTATGACCTTTTTCTACTTTGCCAGTATGCGGCAATACCTGCCAACCCAGCCGCGGATTTAGGTCCTAACCTTCCGCCTGTTATTCTTGGGCCAAATTCTGCACCAACGTATGCCGATGCACCTGCTACTGCTAAACGTTTAAGTGTTGTTTGATCAGTTGCTTTGTCTAATTCTGTGTTAGTTGCATTAACTAATTTATAGTTTCTTTCTTTTGCAAACTTATTTAATGTTTTGTATAAATCACTTCTTACTGCTTTGGCTCGCATTATGTGTAACATTTTTGTTATTGCTAATTGCTTTTGCCTATATTTTAATCTGCTCCAGTCTGATATTAATCTTCTGACATTTTGTATTACCATATCTTTAACTTTAAGTTGTCTTTGTAATCTTAAAAAGTAAAGTGAATTTGGAATTTTACCTTTTGCTATGCTTGTCATAAACTGATGCATAAGTTGTTCGTTAAATTTATAATCTTTTTTATACTTAGAATTTATTGTGTAAGCAATCATGTAATGATCATTAGCACCTAATCTACTTGCACGATATTTTCCGTGTCTTACATTTGCATTTGCATATTGTATTGCAAATGGTCTATATTTTTTATCTTGTGCAAACACATACACCAGCATAGTTGTCACCATTAGTAATTCTGCCATATCAACTTTATTATATGGCTTAAATCCTTCAGTGGTTCTATATAATCTACTTTCCTGTAGATCGCCTAAGAATTGATATTGTGCTTGTTTTTGCTCTTTAGGTGTTTCCATTATGCTCCTGGTCTCCCTGTGCCAAAATTCTTAACACTAAAGTCTAATCTGTCAACTAATTTAATTGCGTTTCCAATATGATCAACAGCAACAAAACCTTCTTCGCCTGTAACATCATAGTCGCCTTCTTGATTTTGTACAAACGTGTCTATTTGTCTTATATTTGCTAATTTTTTAATTATCATTTCTTTTGCTTTGATTAAATCCAAATACACAACGTATGCTTTTTCTATTTCTTGTTGATTGCTTTCTAAAAATTTAATACCATCAAGCATTAATTGTGTCTTCTTTACTTTACCAGCATCGCTTTTAAGTTTTTCAACTGCTGATTTTAGTGTGCCTTTATACTCTGCAATAAATCTTTGAGCAAATACTTTTGGATCTTGTTCAAATCCTACTAATTCTCTGATAATTTTATTTACACTTGCTTTGATTCTTGTTCTTAAGTCATCCCCAAATTCGTTATTTTTAAGAAAGTCTAAATCTGTAACTGCTTTTAAGTTTTGATCTGCATTGTTAATGAGTTCAGACATTTCCTGTGACTCTTCCTGTGTAAAAGTAACTTGCCCTGAGTAGTCTCTTATAATTGCATCTCTGTGCCAAACATTTGGATGACTGCCTAAACTACTTGCATCGAACCCAAACTTTGCTGATAAGTCTGCTAATCCGCCACCGCCAACATATTCTGTGTGAAACACTATGCCTATTTTAGAACGTAAAATATCTTTTGCAAGATTACTGTTTTTTGGAATTGCATATATAATTGTGTTTGGTTTAAACACTATAAATTCTTCGCCTTTGATATTTGCTTCTGATATGCTGTCGTCTGTGTACAGTAAATCTCCTTGTACAACTTTTCCTTTAAAGTTTAATTTTTGTAAATGTATAAATGCACTAATTAATTTTTCTTGTAAGCCTTCCGCTTCATGATTTGCTTTGATGTCTTCGATGCTTTTGTTTACTAATGGATTTCTTTTGTTGAATACACTTTTAGTACCTACAAAAAACTTACCGTCTGCTGGGTCTGTGCCTACAAATACTGCTGGAGCACCGTCCCATTTTGTTGTTAAGTTGAATTTTGTTTTTGCACTACCTTTTAGCATTTCATGGAAACTGTGAAGATATTGTATTGCTTGTTTACCACCTGGTAATCCGTCATTAAAAATTAAATCTTCTAAATGTTCAAGGTGAGTGTTTTTGCTTTCATCTAGTCTATGATGAATTACACATTCAGTTAAGTACCCTTTAGTAAGATCAACTGCTCTCATTAATAACTCGTATCTATTTTTTCTATTCCTGAATCTGCAGGATCTAGTGTAGTTAATTTTTTCTTTTGCTTACCTGATAGTTTTTGTGGTACAAGTTTAACACCGTTAATACTGATAATTTTTCTACTAGGAATACCTGTTGTAGTTGATTGTTTTGGATTGTCTGGATTGAAGAATCCTTTTATTTGTACATCTGGTACTCCGTCGCCGTCCGTGTCTGATGTAAATTGTATAAACTCACCAGTTTTTAAAACATTATCGCTAGTTTTCCATTGTATTTTGTCACCAGGTTTAGGTGTTTGGACGCCATATACTTGCTCCCATGTAGTGCCTTGTTGTTTATTAGTTCTACGATTTTTAAGAAAGTTATCAAATTTACCACCTGCTCTGGCTCCAAGTGTTGCCATGCCTTTTACAAACCAGTTGTCGTCTTGATATCTGGCGGCAACACCTGCACCTGGTTTACTTTGATTAGTGGCATCCCACCATGCTTTAACATCTTCCCATCTTTTAAAGTTTAATAGGTTCTTTATTCTTGCTGATGTGTTTTTTTGAAATGCTCTCCTAGTAAAAGAAGGATCTGCAGGAATAAAATCTTGTTGCCTTTCGTCATATACATAGAATATATTGGCTTTATTATCTATATAGCCTTTATACGGATAGCCGTCAACTTCGAATTCTACATGAGAGTATGCTGGATCACTAACAATGCTTTTCCATTTTTTAGCAGGTGCTTTTTTTTGATAGTCTGATAAACTATCTTCTTCGCGTAATATGACTTCGTTAATCTTCATTTGTTTTGGACCTTGATTCTTTAATAATCTGGACGCCCTTAACAAATCTTTCAGGTCTATTGCCTTTAATAGAATTTATCAGGCGTCGTTGAAGATCTAACGCCTCTGCTTCGTCAAAATTTTCTTGTATTAATTCAATAAGATTTAAGGCACTTTTAATAATATGATTGCCTCTAGACTCAATTACATTTAATTTGTCTCTTTCTGAAACTATTGAGTTAAGTTCTTGTAGAATTGATCTGTGATTTAAGGACATTTTATCTCCGTTTAAGCATATTTATCTAAATTACTTCTTCTTGAGGAGATTCCTAAGTTCCAAACCTTGTTGTACTATGTCGACATTGTCGTCAGTTGCGTCTTCGTCGCTTCTGATTGCTGATGATCTTTTAAGTGTTTCGGTCATAGTTATCGTATTAATAGTGTCATACGTCTCTTCATCTTCTTCTAAATCTTCAATTCTTAGTGTTTCTGGGTTGAATTTTAGGTCTACTTTACTACCAACACCGCTACTAGAACGTGTTTTCATAAACTGTATTTGATATCTACCACGTTCTCGCATGGCGTTGCTTGTAAAAATACCCACAACATTATCTGCTGTCTGTATTTTACTAATACCACCTGCAATATGACTGTGATCAAATTCTATTTCTTCCACAGCACCCCTGTTCAACTGCGATGCTGTAACTAATAACACATTTAATTCAACTGCTAAGTTACGCAATTCTTCTGATACATACTTGTCTTTAATAAACAAGTCACTCGGACTAACTTTTCCGCTAATTGGCATCATCAAATCCAAGTAATCTACCAATAATGCGTCTACTTTGATACCTGTTTGTATCTCATATTCTCTCAAAAACGACCTAATATCATTGGCATTTACACCATTGCTCATCTGTTTTATGCGGAATTTACCTGCACCTTTACCTTTCATACGCACTTTTAAGTCCACATCATCCATGTTTTTCATGACATCTCTGGTGGCATATTCACTAACCATAGCATCAATACGCATACTTGACAGTTGTTCACTTAATTCTAAACTAAGATATACAGTATTAAGTCCTGCTTGACTCCAGTTCACACCTAAGTTTTGTAAAAACAAACTCTTACCTGCACCTGAGCCACCTGCAAATACTGTAAGTTCTCCTCTATTAAGTCCGCCATATAACTTTTGATCAAACTTTTTCCAGCCTGTGCTGATTGCTCCTGCTTGATCTTTGATCCATTGTAGTCTCTCTTTAGGATTTTCATAGTAGTCTAAACCAAAATCACTTACTAATCCTACACCTGTTGCTTCTTTAATAAGTGCTTCTACACTACCATAGTCTTTGTTTTCTAGTAAGTCTGTGCTGTCTAGTATTGCTTTTTCTAATGCTTTGTGTCTGCAGAATGTCTCGAACTCATCCATAAACCAATTCATATGGCTTTCATGAACATCCTCTACTGGCTTTAATTCAATACCATTTACTGCTTCGAGTTGTTCTAATGTTGGAATACTGTTATATTTGTTTGCATGATCTTTTAAGAACTCTACTGCTTCTCTGTATTTTCTGTTAAACATGTAAGGTTCAACAATATTGTTCACCCTTACAAATACATCAGGATCTGTAACTAAAAATCTTAGAAACAGTTCTTGTATATCTTCGCCGTATTCTTTTATATCACTCATAACATTTTACTCTGTACTTCAATCTTAATTTTATTTGCGACAGTATATTTAATTATACTAGACAATGTCAAAAGTCTGCCATATTTGAGTACCGCATCACCTACATCTTTGATGTCTGTGTGCCAAGGTGGGAAACTTACTTCCCACCCTAGTTCAGCGGCCTGCCTTATTAAATCTTTACCTGGTGCATCTCTGTCCGGGCAAAGTATTACTCTTTTATTTAACGAATTTATCTGTTGTATTTGCCTTTCGTTCATGGTATTACCTAGTACACTTACGCCATCTATTAGTATAGCATCAATAACACCTTCTGTTACAACAACAATTTCTCTATCTGAATAAATGTATTTGTCTATGTTAAACACATATCCTGCTTGACTGTTGTTAATATACTTAGGTGTTTCTTTTGTAGGTGGATTTATGTGCCTGCCTACATAACCTACTACTTCTTGGTTGTAGTAAAAAGGAATAATCAGTCTATTTTTTAACATAAAGTCATCGCAAATAAACAAATCATAATTTGTATCTAACAGTTTTCTTTCTTTTGCATACAACATTATTTTTTCATGTGTTTCGTTGTATGGTAATTGCGGAACATCTCTTACATTTATTACATTTGGCAATTCTACTGGTTTGAATTTTTCATAACTTATAACAATATCGTTACTTTCGTTATCAAACTCTTCTATTTTCATTAGTTCTAGTACAAGTTTCTTTACACTTTCGTTAGTTGCACCTAACTTTACTGCAAGGTCTTTGTATTTTTTACCAATCTTTTTGCTAGGACTCCAGCCAGTTGAGAAACCGCAGTTAAAACAATTATATGCAATCTTAGGACCTGTAGAGATTATGCCTGCTCTGCCTCGTTTATCATTGCACATAGGACAATTAAAAGTCACCCAACCTGCAGGTGTCTTTTTATGTTTGTGAGGCAAGTGAGTTGTCAACAACTCATGTACCTGTTGTATTGCGTCAGAGTGCTCCATTGCTGTTATTATACTAGATTATATGTATGAAGTCAAGTTAAAATCTATCAGTTTTATGTCTTGTGCATACTTGTCTAGTACTCGGTCTTTCATGTTGTTATCAAATGCTGTTATGTCATCTAATTCATCTGCTGGAATATGATAGTCGAGTATGTACTTGCTTGTTATGTTAAATGTTTTATGCAAAAAATTACTTACGTCTTCCAAATGTACAAATTTATCAATTAGTTTTATGTCTTCTTGGTATGTTCCTACAAACGATGGCTCGTGGTAGAATAAGTCACTGTTTACATAATCACTAAAAGTGATATTTTCATACATGTCTTTTTGTATTACAGCCTTCCACCTAAATATACTGCGTTCTCTAGTAAATGGATTTCTCACAAACATAATATTTTGTAAATTACTGTCATACTCGTTAGTGTCCAATACATGATTAGGTGCGGCATAATCTAATAATTTGTTTTCAAATAATTTCTGTGCTATCCATCTGGTCCCACATCGGGTAGGAAACACACAGGCATGAATGCCATTGTTCAATTTATGCATATTGTTATTTAATTTCTTAAAAGAATTTTATCAAATGATCCTGAATTGGTCGGACCAGGGGAGTATTTAAATCTTAAGTAATTGAAGTTGCCTGTGAAACTGTAATAAGTTATACCAGACACATTTGCCATTGGTATTCTTTCTAAATTGTTTACTACAGGTACACTTGCCCAATTTGAATCATCGCTTGATGGTGCTTGTAAACTTAAACTACCTTCCACAAAAACGTTTCCTGTGAATTCGGTTGAGTATATACCTATGGTGTGGGTAGCATCTCTGAAGTTCTTGTGTTGATTGCCTTCGAATGAGCCACTTGTAAATACATTTGCAACATCGCCGTTATCTGTATTACCGGTTTGATTCCACACATTTGCAATCTGTGTTGCTACTGGAGTAGGATTTGCATCATTTTTTACTATTAATGTGCAGAGTATTCCGTTGTTATAATCAGAATAGATTGGAGTCTTAGTACCATCGTCTGCAACATTTTTAAATGAAACTTTGTATTGTCCTTCCACTAAAGAATTCATATCTTCTTCTGACAGTTTGAGTTCTGCTGTACCTTTATTAAGACCAGGTACTGCAAACCTTGTTAATACTTTTTCGTTAGTAGAGTATTTGATAATATCTGCTTGTATATCATTATTATACACATTTTCTTTTTTTCTATCTTGATTTGTGATATTGATGTACACAATGTTGTCCATACCTTTGTGTACTATAAATTCTTTTCTGTTCATACTTCTGTTATCCACATAATAATTTTCCTGTTTCTTTACAAGATTCAGTGTGTTTGATTGATACATTAATAGTGTTAAATTGCTCATACATGTTCATTCCTTATAATGTATTTATCTACAAAGGTATAAATAAAAATATGCAGGACCAACAGGAAATACAAGAAAAGTTTCCTTTCTTTACTATGCTTACATATGGTGAGAAGGAATACTTTGGTATAGTTCAAAATCAAGACAATGCAGTCACATCTTTCTACGATTATAATGTGCTAGTAGCACCTGAAGAAAAGAAACAATTTGTAGAATTAGGCGAAACATGGTGGTGGGAAAGTAATCGGCAAATTCCAATTGATGTGTTTTTATTTAATGAAATGCGAGAGTTTAGGAATTGTTTAAAAACATTCAATAACAAAGATATAGATATCATATTTGGTCCAGTGACCAGCATTCATAATCTAGTTAAGAAAAGAATTAAAAGAAGAACAATTCAATTAGTCAAGAAGGCTGACTAACTTATTTAATTGAACAATTATAGCCATTGCGTAACTATATGCGTGAGACTTCTTAAAGGAGTACGTTTCGTTGTCACCTTTAATCCATACTTCCTTTTCAATTTCACTCCAACTTTTACCTACAAGATATCTTTTACCGGGCCTTATCATTGCAAGTATCATTGCTAGTTGATCAATGTTTGTAGGTTTGTGCTGATTAACAATATCAAAATGATTACTAATATGAAATAGTTGCTCTACAATTTCTTTAGCACCAAATAAATCCCAAACAGGTTCTTGATTACATAACCTATCCAACTCTTGTTCTGATTCTATATTGTTGTATACACTATTGTTCAGTACATCCAATTTAAAATAACCCAACTCATCTGCTTCTTTGTGATCAATATTACTTAATCCAGACACAGGATCATGGGGTATAGGCTGTATATAAACGCCTGTGTTGTGTTTTTCCATACCACCTGGACGTTTGATACTACCTGTGATATTATCTAACACACAAAGCAGTTTATCGCGGTTAGCCATATCAATATCTACATCAAAATCAATCTTCACTGAACAATAAACTCCACTTCATTAGTTTTTCTTTTTTAACTGCCATACGTTTTTGTATTTGCTCATCAGTAACAAGGCCGCCATTTTTAAGTATATCTATCATACACATTACATCGCCTATCTCATCTTGTAATTGTTTATAATCACACGGTTCGTCAAATCTTATCATTTTGCTACATGCCTGAATAAGTTCTGCACATTCCTCCATTGTGATTACTAACATTTCTTCTCGTTTTTTCATATCTCTTTGCCTTTAAATTCTTCTGCAAGTGGGAATATGTTTGCTATAACATCTGCTACTGCATGAGCAATGTCAATGTGCTCTTGCTGGGTACCATTTGCACCACGTAATTCAATATAGTGTATCCAACTACGCAACGTACCGTTAACATACATTCTACTCATTGTATTACCTTCTGGTAATACTGCTCTTGCTTGTTCTTTGGCAATACCGTTTTCTATTGCCCAAGTATATGTTTCTGTTGCTTGTTTAATTAGATCCTCTTGTTTTTGTCTCCATTCTAATTCTAATTCTTCGTTATCTGTTTTAATGCTGTTCTGTCTATTTTTAAGATCTTGTAATCTAGCCTCACGGATTTCAAAACTTAAATCTTGTGTAGGGTCAGCATAACGTTGACTAAACTCTTGGAAACTAAAACTTCTATGACGTAAAATTTGTCTTGCTATATCTCTGGTTGTTTCTATTTCCAAACATGCTGATACCATTTCTAATGGTGACCAGTGTTTGTGTTTCATCAAATACTTCACAAGTTTTTCATTTGTTTCTATATTATTTTGATTGTTTGGGTTACTAACCCTGGCGCAATAGGCTATTAAGTCTAATGCTGAATGTTTGTGCAAAGCATCATTATATGGTGCTTGGCTGTGACTTACTATTTTTACGTTCATAATCCTGACGCCTCCGCTATGTCCTGTACTAGATTAACCTCTTCTGTGTTTTTCAAAAATATTCTTTTCCAAAATCCTGGATCAGCAATATCTTTTATAAGTTCAACTTGCTCACTGTTAAACTTTCCCCATAGTTCTTGTCCGCTTTCGCTTAGGAATAAAAACCATGGAGAAATTTTACCACCCCTTATGTGATAGACTGCTAGTTGCGGTGCTACTTTTCTAAAGTAATCTGCCCAGTCTTCACTTTTCTCTTCTCCCCATGCCTGCATACATTTAACACTTCTTTCTATGCCTCGTTGTGCAGGTTCTTTTTTAATTAATTCTTTTAAGTAAATGTCATATGTAGCATCTTTTGTCCAGTCTGCTAATTTAACACTTTCTCTAATTAACCATTCTGCATAATTATTCGGCTCTAGTAAATCTTCTTTGACCATCTTTCTGCCAAACTTTACAAAACCTGTGTAGTATTTGCTTTCAGCAAATTCCTCATATGTTTTTGTCTTTGCATTATGCATGTTTATTTCATAAAATTTTTGATAAGTTCTAAATGCTAATCTTACATGAGTTAGATCCTTATCTGTATGCCTTCTTTTTTGTGGGCACATATGAGCACTTAGAGTTCTTTCACTCATAAATGTCTTTTTACAATATGTGCAAGTTAAACTCACTTAAATATTTCCTTTATTTCTTTGTCATCAATGCCATTAATTTCTGCTAATACTTTTAAATCTTCTTTAGTGTTAATACTTAGCAATAATTCTATTTCGTCGCTCTTTGCTAACGGAAATATTTCTCTGATTAGTTCTTCAACTTTATCTTTTTTACGTTTTGCTTTAGGTACTTTTACAAAAGGGTGAAATTGACTTTTACCAACACCTGCTAAACACATTAGTTTCCATTGCAGTTCTGGGTGTTTACTGATGTCACTCCAATTAGTATTCATAAACTCGTTTATCATTACAAGATAATGACCAGCAAATTTTCCTTGCACACTACTAGCATATCTTTGAGTCATCCACAAATTCATGCTTTTGCGTTGCTCATCTGATAGATTTGCATAGTAGTTGTAGTCTTTGCGATCTACTGCCGCCATGATATCTTTAATTTGTAGCAGAGGCTTTTTTGCCATTACTCGC